CGTTGAGGGTGAGGGAGGGCCTCGCGTGAGTATAACAAATTTCGAGTTCAGGTATACACCTGCGCAGGGGAGAAGCCCCTGGGATGTTCCAGGAGCTTCTCTTGTACCTACTTGCAGCCACTAGAGAGTATCCGTGCACTCTAGGTGTCAGTAATATAACTACCGCTGCGCTGATACCGTCCAGCTAAAGTATTGGTCCCCCGATACATTATTACGAACACGTATAATAATATTCTGACCGGATACCTCAAACCAGAACGGGGCGTTGATATCTGTAGTAGGAGTTACCTGAACGTAGCGACCTTGTAAGGCGCGCGATATACCGGTAGGTACAGTAACCGAGTTGGTCCCTGAAGCTATCTTAGCTGCCCCAGTATTATAAGTAACATACTGCGGGCAGTTCTCGATGGTGACAGCTGCATCGCTAGCATTACTTATTGCACCGTTTACGTTACCTCGGGCATCTACGTTAACGAACTTAACACCACTACCAATACCGTCAGATATAAAGATCCCGTAACCTTGATTGTTAAACTCGAATACAGGAGTTGCACCAGCCTTAACGTTTGTGAAGTTCACATTCTGCACCCCGGCCCCTAACTCTATTCCGTGCTTCTGTCCGCGGGTTGCCATACTGTTAGCATTACAACTGATGTTACTGAAGTTAATGCCTCCTACATTATAACCTGTGAGCAGTATTCCTGAGCCTTTATTGTTAACACAGGTCAGTCCGTTAAAGTTCAGGTTCTCAAGCCCACCATTCTCAGCATTAAGATGTACTCCAGGATGTAATGCAGTTGTCCCACAAGAACTTCCCCAGCAACCGTTGAAGTTCAGGTCTGAGACACTGGCTCCCCCAGTAGGGGCAAACATTAACCCGCACTCCTTACAGGTATCGCCTAAGATAGCAGTGTAGAAACTGCCTCTACATTTAGTAGCACCAGACGGTAGCCAGGCGTAACCATACTTCATTCCCAAACAGTCGATGTTAGACGCATAGACGCCAGAGGCATTGACCTCCTTAACCCCACATCCTTTACCACCCCCTGACAGTACTAGGTTCTGCAGGAACACATCCTGAACTACAGCCGAGGAGGTATCGCCTATCACAATAACATCTTCGCTAGTAGTTGCACCGTTAATGGTACAGTTGTTTACGCGGTAGATAAACTGCTGGGGACCGCCGTGCATCTTAAGGAAGTTATAGAAGGGACCATCTACACGAACATTCTCCAAGCATAAGTTGTATCCGTTAGTCCACGTAATGAAGTCGCCGCTTGTATGTGTCCCATCCACAATAATTTGTAGGTCACGGATATGAACATTATTAATATTGGTAGATGCTGTACCGATGGCTGCAAAAGGCACGTTAATTGCAGAGTATAAAAGTACAGTGCTACCCTGTCCTGCCCCCACCAAATGCACGTTATTATAGAATGTAAGAGAGCCCTTTAAAGTCCATGTACCAGAGGGTACAGTTACAGCCCCTCCTCCTAGGCTGTGAGCGTGATTAATCGCGGCTTGGAAGGCAGCACGCGAGTCAGTATTACCTGGAATAGCTCCGAAGTCTGCAACACTAATGTTATCCATTAGTTTAGACTCCATGGTACGTTCAACTGCACCTGTTGCGGATGCTTTCCAGTTAACTAACCATGTAGCCACTTTGGTAAGATTTAGCATTCTGTTCCCTTATCTAGGTATAGCAGCAACTGCTGCTTGCGTTGATTTGAATTCATTCCCTATAGCCTTAGATTCCCACATACGGCGCTCCCATAGGCCCCAGCATACCTTATTACGCTGCCCGTTAATATACTGAGAGCAGTCAAAGGTCCAGCGGTTGCCACCCTTGTACACCCAACCGGTGCCTGGGGATTTCTGCTGGTACTTACTAATGTAACGCCAGTTCAGCACAGCCTTTCCAGCCGCTGCGTAATCTAGGTTTTTGAGGTGCCGTTTCACGGCGCTGCCATTGAAGCCGGCTACGCCTACGTTGTAGATGAAGTCTACAGACCCTATCAGAGCCACGTCAGAGAGCTGCATAGGAAGCCCGTCAAGAGCCCTAGCATGTCCCCCTGCTGATTCTATCAGTTGCTTCTGACAGTCGCTCAGAGTGGCTCTCTGGCCCATTTTGACACCTTTTGTCTCCCCGTAGCAGATCGTAGGGATACCGGCACTGTCTTTGTAGGCCGTAAGGCTCAAACCTTCATTGTGCTGGACTACCTCCGTAATAGCCCCGCCAAGCATAGTGGCCCCGGCGAGTGCGGCTATAACCCTAGTCCTTAAACTCATATTTAATAGCCCCCTTACGTGCATGCTCCTCTAGGAGCTTGTATGTGCGCCATTTATAGTACGCATTCCACGCCAGGGTTAGCACTGCACACACCGTCGCAGTGATGAAGCTGATAACACTCCAGTCCCAACTCATTAGCTCTGCCAACCAACCTCCTGAGACTGTAGCACCAGTAACAGCTGCTCCTGCCCGGGTAGCGAGGTCTGCCCCAACTACATCTCCCACTTTAATCATCCTGCTGACCCTTCTTCCTAAATAGCTTACGAATCACCAGAATGGCCACTAGGAAGACCAAAGGGATGCTGGCCCCTGCTAATCCGGCGAGAATAAGACTGTAACTATCGTTGTTAACCACCTGTAGGCGCTCTGCCTGGATTGTGCCTGTACTAATAGTCTGCACTTGCTTCTTGCTAGAAGTATCCAGTGTACCTACGTTAGAATCCTGTACATCGGTTTTGTTGGTGGTGCTGGAGTCCACCTTATTATTCAGCCCGAGCATCTGTTTAGTATTCTCAGCGCCAACCTGAGCAGATACTTCCGGCTTAGAACCAACTAAGCCGGTCAGTGCAGAGGTCGCTGAGCAACCAGTCAGAGTAACCGCGAGCAGTAACCCAGCGACCAGTTTGCGCATTAGCTAGCCGCCTTCACCGCTGCAATAGCAGCTTCCAGTGCGGCAACCTTAGTGTCGAACGCTGCACCAGTCTGGGCTACGTTCTGAGGCTGCGTAAGGATTGCATACAGGTCCTTACCCAGAATGTTCAGTTGACGCAGCAGCTCCTGCTGCTGTGCTTGTGTTGCCTTAGCAATTGCCATAGTAATTCTCCTATTATGCTGCAGCAGCGTTAGTCGCTGCTACGAAGGCCGACTGTAGGGCCTTGAATGAGTTGTCGAAGTCCGTACCAGAACCCTCACCTAGCGGCATACCTGTACCGGTGAGCGCTACGTAGCCGGTCTTGCTAAGCTGGAACAGCATGGAGAACAGTCGCGCCTGCAGGGTGCCATCATCCTTAAAGGATTCCCCGACAGCTGTAGCCGAGTAGCCTTGGGACTCCATGTAGGCAAAGAACGTGTTGAATTTATCCAGCGCACCCGTACCCACAAAGCCGACATTGTAGTCAGGGGCCACCTCTTTCTCAAGGTTCTGGCTCTTGCCTACAATGGCGTACTGTACATCCGCAGATTTAGCCGCGATGATTGATGCCATTATCGTCTTCCTCTATGTTGTTTGCCTCTACCCCGACCTTGCAGCCGTGCAGCGACTCCCCGCAACTGTTTCTGGACCATACCCTGTGCCCAGTCCAACGGGTTATTGATGAATGCTAGTGCCTGCTTCTCAGACTCTCGTGCAGCTACCACTTTCTCATCTTCTACCAGATGCCCGTTCAGTACTGCTACCATCATAGCGATGGCGTCTGCTCGGTCATCCTTAGCCAAGCTACCCCGGTCATACGTAATACCTGCGAGCTGTGCGAACGCAGAGTACAACCAGCGACGATCTCGGGGGTATAGCATACAAGTCCCAATATCATCGTGAATAGCACGCTCATGCACCACTAGGCGGTGTCGTCGAGTTACTGGACTGATTGTGTCTATGATACGACGTTCTTTCTGCGTGGTGTTGTTAATGTCACGCACACCAATACCAGCAAGGTGACGCTCTCGTAAGCGGTTCAGAATAAGCATAGACACGGTACCGTGCCCCATGTTACTCTCTACCACCATGTCAGAGATGTCTAACTCTACGCACAGGTCAATGAGCTTGTCGATATTCTCGGTGCTTACACCTCCTTGGAAGCCCCCAACTGAGAACAGATGAATGTATGAGTTAGCAGCCCCGCCCGCAGCATAGGAGACTTCATCCCCACCACAACCAGCTGGGTCCACCACCAGCACCTTGTGCTGATACGGCAAGTGCATATCTCCGTAGAATGCCGGGAAGTACATCTGCTGACCCATAATCCCCTCATGCTCGTGCTGGTATAAGTACCGGCGGTCCGCAATGTAGGAGAAGGTCTCTGGGGAGGAATCCTGGCTACCAGAGTAAACCAGCATATCCGAAAGCTTGATACGTGTACGCATCTGGTCGGACAGGGTTGTGTCGAGCATGTACTGCAACTGGAAGCCTTCTGGGCCGAAGTCCAACTCCTTCTCAATCAGCGCATCCTCATCGTAGCGACCCTTATCGGTGCTCTCCCCTAACGTCCCATCGACGCCGAAGCCGGTGCGTTTATAGCCGCGCTCAATAAGCTCCCGGATATAAGGAGCAAGTGTACTTCCATATCGCTCTTCCATTTCAACAGACGGAATGCGCCCAGGCCACACGCGGACCTCGAAGCCACGTCCCGGCAGTGTTTTATAGATACTGTCCTTGGTCTGTGGTGTACCCAGGTACAGCGTATCCCCGTGCGTACAGATGGCCGCGAAGTCTTTAGAAATCGTCAGCAGCTGCTCGCGCTGGGTTTGCGTTAAGCCGTTCTTGGTGGTCTCGATATCGTCCGGAATCAGTAGGTCCGCACGCTTCCCCTGTAGGGATGCAGTGATACCTACACAGGCTACGCTGGCGGACTTATCTAGAGGTTTCAGGTCACAGTGTACGTCGTAACCTTCAAAGGAGGTTCGGTCCCCACGTGTAGGGTCAGCCTTCAAGTAGCACAGCAGCGGCCAGGTTTCCAGCATACGAATAATTAAGTTTGCTACGTCGGAAGCCTGCTTCTCAGCACCCGACACAATCAGGATACGGCAGGATTGGTCCTGGATGAGCCTCCAGACAGCGTATAGCGCAGCTAGTGTAGACTTAGCCTCACCACGCTGTGCAGCCACCATGCGCTTCCTAGGGCCCTTCTGCATATACTCTGCAATGTCGGCTTGCATGTCCGTGAGCGTAAAGCCTAGGAAGCGCATACCTATATATGCGAACTCCCTGAAATTACTGAGGGTAGCCGCCATCATCATGGCGATATCCTCGCGCTCCTCTTTGGGAATACTGCGCGGGTTCGCATTATAACCAGTAAGTTTCTGGTTGAGCATGCGCAGTCTTCGCGCAGTCTTCACCGATACCATTAGACAATTCCTTCTAGTAAGTCCTCAGAGTCTGAACCACTAATCTTGTTCAAAATCTCTTTCTTACGCGCCTCTCTGCGCGCCGCTAGTTCGTCATCGAATTCATCACGTAGCTCCTGCATCTCCTCGGAATCTGCATCGGCGGTGATGTCATTGTCTTTCAGGAACTTGGCAATAACAGATTTATCAGCAGCCGGTAAAGGGACCGCATCTTCCCCGGCCTGACGCAGCTCCTCAATAAGTGCCTCCGTGAACATGCGGTGCAGTTCGCTGAGTCGGCTACGCGTTCCTGCCTTGGATACAGCCATAAACCCTCCTTACCAGCCCACGGTGTAAATCAGAGCACCCACTGGGAGTTCACTGGCGAAAGTTACAGTAGCCCCGCTGAGCGTGTAGCTATAGCCGGGAATCTGAATAACCCCATTGATGTAGATATCTACATCCGTGTAGGTGTTAGTTAAGGTAAAGGTAGTCCCTGCCTTGGATACAGTCAGGTACGCCGATGTACGGACACCCGGCTTAAGCGGCTTACCCCCAGCAGTGCTGCCATCTCCAATGGTCAAAGTGTTGCTAGTGGTCAGAAGAACCAACTCCCCGGCCTTCAACACCTTGGTTGCCACTACGGCATCAGCACCTCGGCGTAGTTGTAAAGTTGGCATTTCTACCCCCTATTAGGTAATGACACCCAGGTCAATATTTTGCAACGTAGTATTGATGGTAACAGCAGCTGAGCCGTCAAAGTTAGCTGTACCACTCACGTCACCAGACAATGCAATAGCTCTGGCAGTAGTCAGCTTAGCAGCACTACCCGTGGTGTTGACACTAGCAGTACCGGTTAGCAAGTTTGCTGGTACATCGGTAACTGCAAACGTAACGTCAGCACTACCGTCGAAACTTTGAGGAGCCGCCGTAATACCGGAGAAGCCAATAGTTCGAGCAGTCTTCAGTTTATCGGCGGTGGATGCCGGGGTACCGGCACCTACCGGGAAGCCACCTGCGGTTGTACCATCACCCACGTAGATAATTTTAGCGGTGCTGTCATACACCAGCTCCCCGGCAAGCGGGATATACTTAGAGACCTGGGCGGTAGTCCCACGTTTAAGTTGTAAAGTTGGCATCAAAGTTCTCCTAAGTCCATGTTATATACATACTCTTTTAAGTCGTCGAACTCAGACCGTGACACTGCATCCAAGTCCGTCGAATCCTGTCCGATACGCACAGACACTACTGTACCAGCCGGAATTGTCTCAGCCAGGATAATCTGGTTGTTCACAATACTGAACCCGTAACCGATATCCTGGTGCACCCCATCAAGATACAAGGTGGCACGAGTAAATCGGTACGGTGGGCTGATGATATTAGTCGGGACCGTGGTAACAGTACACCACGGGATAGTCACATCATCTGTGTTTATACCCTGCTCAAGCGCGGTTACACGGGCATCTACTACATCCAGCTGTCCCTTGTTTACAGCGTCTCCGGGATTAACACCATCCCCAAGATTGGTAATCCGGTAGCCGTTCATGCTTATATCCCCGTAGAATCCGGGGATGGCCCTACCCTCCACCAGCTCTTGAGCTAAGTGTAAGAACTGTGTGTTTTGAGAGTCTACGTTCACCTCGATGAATGGGGAACCGCTAGCAAACTCAATGTACAGATACTCGCGCTCAGTCTTGCGAATGAGCAGTACCGTCGTATCCGCTGTCAAGGCTGTGTTCAGCCTAATATTTGTAGAGCTGGTCCAGGTGTACCCAGTGGTTTCAACGCCGTCGAGATATACATGAATATAGGACTTGTCCAAATATTCAATATCACACTGGATATCCTGGGTACCAGCTGGCTTGATTTGCTCTTGCCAGCTGTATGCCATATTAATCGTCTCCGAAGTTATTGATGATAGCTCGCGTAGGCGCGAATTCCTGGATTAACGGGACCTGCTTAGTGAAGGTCTGGATATCCATATCCCCAGTAGCCAGGGCTTGCACCGCACCCAACAGCCCGGTGACGTAGCCCATAGACGCCAGAGAATGACGCGGAGAGTCCCCAGTGAAGATATCCTGCAGAAGCGAGATACCACCGATGGCACTCATACCCATAACCGATTCAGCGATAAGCTTTTGAGTGTCGACCTCTTTGCCGTCCATACCGTGCTTCGCCATAGTTGCTAGAAGCATCAATGGGAACTGGTATGCCATGATGTGTGCAACCCCAATCCACCCGGCATCATTCAACTCGCGGCGCAGAATCTTGTTGGTGGCAGCCAGGGCGAAGCTCTGATAGCCGACAATTACTTTGCCGATAGGGTTGAACTGGGCGAAGTGCGAGGTCTCACCGGTACGTACTTGCTGCACCAAATAGTCCATCATACGCGTCCCTACCACCTCAACTTGCATTTGCAGGTCCGGCTGGAACATAGCACCAGGATTAGCTTTGTTAGCAGCAATAGCCCGGTCAGCGATTTCACGAGTAAGACCGAAACGTTCCAGACGCTTAAACGCCTCAGCGTCGCCCTTGAACATCTGCTGGAGCTCGTCCGCTACAATACCTGAGTTAAGGTTAACCTGCAGTCGATGTACCATACTCATACCGTTGACGTGACGTGCAGCCTGTCCAACGTTCTGGGTGACGTTAAACCAGGAAGCCTGACGGGTCAGGTCCAAGTTATCGTCTGCGTAGGTATTCAACCAGCGGAAGCGCATCTCCTTCTGGATACTACCACGTAGGATTGCATCCAGACGACTAGCCATATCCGGAGTGCGAATAGCTACGGAACCTTCTTTAAACCAAGGCTGCTCACGCATACTGCGAAGTACTCGGGACATACCAAACTCTTTCAGCGCTAGGGCGGTGTCAGTAAGCTGGTACAACCCAGAGTTCTTAAGCATGGTAGCGTTGGCCATGTTACCGGCTGCACGGAGCAGGTCCGGCATCTGCCCGGCGTCGGCTGGTGCCCCACCTAAGATAAAGTCGATGGTGTCATTAACGGTCTTCTCCCACTTACCTGAATCGGCCAGGGCGTGTTTGGACTCATTAATCATTGTCTCCAGCACCTTGAGGTCAGATATCCCAGCATAAGCCATACCCACACGACCTGACATTCGGTTAGTATAACCATGCATAACCTTGGCTACGTCAGTATCCATCAGATCCTGCATACGCATAACCTGACCGTCTACGATGTACTCTTTGTCCATGTTGAAGCGGGTACGTTGACGGAGGTTCTTAGCAGGCGAGGTGGCGCCAGATTCTCGGACATTACCTGCCAAGAAACTCTGGATTGCATCCTCGTCTACACCAGCATTACGCATGGCCATAACTACTTCATCATTACCCATACCATTGATGAGTTGCTTCCACATAGGACCAGAGGCCGAGGAGCGTCCGTTGTAGATACCGTCAACCATCTCCTTAGCAACACGTTGAACGACCTCAGGCTCCATAGATGGATACACATCACGCAGTGCCTGACGGAACAGATCCCGATAATTATCCAAGGAGCGACCATTTGCAATACCTTGGCGCATCTTATCGTAGCTGTACTGGCGAGGGAAGTAATAGTCCGATTTAATCAGAGTACCGTCATCCACCAGCCCGGCAGCAGTCATGTGATCGTGCCACTTACTGGCCCAGCCGGAGTTGCGGTATGCCTCTACTAGCGGAACCAAGTCAGAGTCCGGCAGAGGTACCGGGCGTCCATTAACCTCCGCGCTGTATGCAGAGTCCAGGTAACGGCCCAAGCGGGCTTCTAAGTCAGCGCGAGCTGCTCGGAAGTTGCTACGGTGGAAGAAGCGGTCTATGAAACCTACACCTTTGGCCTTAAGGGCACCAAGTATAGCGTCCTCAACTACACTGGCACTAGCGTCCATCTCCAACGTAAGGTTACGCTTGAAGTCCACCACAGACGGTTTACGACCGCCTACAGCAGTAGCGTCAGATACTAGTAAGCGTGCCAGGTCCTCGCTACCCTCTGCGATGTTATCATACAGGGAGAACATAGTGGCGAACTTGCGCTTAGCAGTGTCCATCATAGCTTGGGCCTTCAAGGCCTCATGCTTAACCGATGTATCCGCCAAGTCCTGGAAGGCCTCACTCCGGAAGCTCTGAGCTTGGTCTGCGTAGTCCTTTGCGGTCCACTTGACAGCATCCTCGTACGCGTCCAGAACATCCTCCAGAGCGGACCCCTTGGTGCGAATCCCCAGGGCATTCATGATGTACTCACCAATCTGGCGGAGCATACTCCTACCAGTAGGAGATTGAGTTCTAGAGAGATACTCCACCCACTCAGGGCTATCACCTAGTCCTGCTAACATCTCGTGCACATCGCTTGCGTAGTACTTAAGCTTATCACTGAGGGTTGAATCAGCTGCTATTGCAGCGCGCACCTCTTCCAGCTTACTAGCAATTTCAGGATTCTGCTTGATGGCTCTGGTGGTGGCAGCGTGAATCAGCTCGTGCACTGCTACTCGGCTAGTGTCCGCATCCATAGCACGCAGAGCATCCCCGGCAGTAGTCCAGGTACTTCCGTTCGCTTTCTTAGGGGCACGTAAAGATATAAAACCCCTATCAGTTGTTGATGCTGGTGAAAATCCGTAGTGACTACGGTTAGAAGAACCGGCCACCAGTTTAAAGTCGATATCCTGTACTGCGTCACCCAGGGTGTCCAGGATAGCCTTCTGACCTTTAGATAAGTGTTCAGAGGTCTTGAGGAAACGGACTACGTCCTGCGCTTTCATGTTAACAGCAGCAGTGTTATTCCGGCGAACTTGGATAGGTTCATCCAGTACCTTAGTGAGTATTGTGTCCCCTTCTCCTACTCCTGTAACATTAGCATCCCTTGCTGTACGAGTTGTGGGCGCGTCCGGGTCAAACATAGGCTCACGCCCAGTGCGTGCCTTTGCTGCTGCTTTAGCAGCCTTAGACATATCCCAGAGCTGGTCTAGTCCAGCTACCCCTGCTACCAGAGCAGTGACTGCCGCAGACTGTCCCAATTGATCTTGTGCATAGACAGCTGTACCTACATCCGCTGCACGGATAGCAGTACGCACTGCTAAGCCAGCACGACCAGCGATACCCGCCGCTGACATCGGAGCCAGTATAAATGGAGCATCACCAGCCAGTGCACCGGCGAACCCAGCTACCGTGTTATCAGACATCTGACGGTCACGGTCACGCTGTTCTAGCATAGCCTGAATGCGATAATTATAATCATCCAAGGACACCGCCCCGTGCAAGTAATCAATCTCTTCCTGATTAGGGGTGTAGAGCTTAGCTCTGGAGTCGGTGCTTAGTTGTTTCTTAGCATCAAACCCCTGCTCTGGGATGAATGTTGGGGAGGAGGCCTTTCTAATGGCTGCAGCTATAATGCTGTTACCAACCCCAGCAGCAAAGCTTTCCCCTGCTGACGTCGCTGGGGTTTTAGCCTGGGCCAGTATAGATGAACGCTGTAGTGCATTCAGCCCATCATCTCCTGCGTCATTCCAATCTACGCTTGCAGGCGCAGGTTTAAGTGTTGCGCCCTTAGCAGAATCCTTTTCCTGTGGATTCGGTTCTTGGTTCAGAAACTGAGCCATATTATCTCCTAAAAGAATTTTGATAAGGGGAGGCCCCGAAGGGCCTCTGTTAGTGTGTTACCTCAAACATCCAGTTACGCAGTCCTTGCTCCAGATATTTCTTACGTTTAGGCTGTGCCTGCTTGTAAGCTGGAGTATTGCGCAGTGCTTGCCAAGCCTTACCTTGGGCCTCCGATACAGGATACTGGTAAGCCCCTACAGGGGTCTTAGATGCCTTACGTACCTGTGCCACGGCCTCTGCTACAGGGCCAGAACTCCCGTTGCCACCATGATAGTTCAAGTCAACCATAACCTTCAGGGCATCCGCAGAGGCGCTTAGGCCCTGCCCGCGCAGTTGCTTGTTCACGTTCGGGATGTACTGCTGCTCCAGAGAGGATTTCAGAATGCTGATACCGTCGTCGATAGTAACCTTCTTAGGAACAGGCATACCAGAGTTGTTGTGCAGACCAAAACCTACACTGCCATTACCTTTACCTTCCCGGAACCCTTCAAACTGCATGATATTGGCGAGAATCTCACTAAATAAAGAAGGTTCTACACCAGCCCCATTACGACCATTGACCTGAACACTTACAGCTCTGCCGTTGTCATGATCGTAGAAAGTAGCTGGGCGGATACCAACTTGCTCGCTGCCAATCTTCATCTCACCAGCCAGCGCCTTGTTGTAAGCATCCTGCGCAGTAGATTGAACATCCTGTAGATTCACAGACATAGTCTGAAAGGTACCCTTCTTGTCGAATACGGTGACAGTCATATTCTGTGCTGAGTTGCCTGCTGTAGCAGCCTGCACTACTACGCGCTCAAGGTTGCTTGGGTCGATTAAGGCGTTGACCTGGTTCTGAATCTGCTGCTGCAGAGACGACTTGAACTGCTCCTGGTCTCCTCGATAATCCCCCATTAGGGATTGAATAGAAGTCCCAGCTGGCAGGTACACGTGCCGAGGAGCCCCAGAGATATCTAACTCCAGCTTACGGGCTTGGATGTTACCTTTGAGCATCGTGTTGATATCATCAGGATCCTTACCAACTAACGCCTCTGGGTTGTGATTGTATACGTACCGATACTCTTCCTCCATAGCGGCGCGCGCTTCCTGGCGCTGTGCGTCAGCTGTGCCGAAGAAGCTGAACCAATTAGCAGTGTGACTCGGATCCACCATTTTGTCTGTGGGGTTGCTACTGATGTTGCTGTAGCGCCCGCTAGCCTTGTTACGGGCCTGGCGACGCAGGTCGTCCAGAATGGTGTTGCTAGCGTTATTGGGGTTCTGTGCAATGGCCTTCTGAACCACCCCCTGCCACTCAGATGGGACTTCAGACAGCAGAGCCATCTTACCTAAGTCGGTACTGGTACTATACGCTTGGGCCCACAGGTTGATGCTATTGACATTCTCCTTGGACACCTGCCCATCCTCACCTAACTGGTCCAGTGTAGTGAGGGTGCGTGCCATATCCGAGGACATGCGCTTGTGTGCTTCATTGATGGCCCACGCATCTTTACTATTGCTACCATAAGCCAGTAGCTGCAAGTTCCCCTCTGGAGTGTCTGGGAAGTTTTTGAGTACCTGTGACCGGGCCTTATCCAAATCCCCTTTAAACATACCAGCTAAGGTGGATGTAGGAAGGTTTCCTGTGATGGCACTACGTAAAGCCTGTGTATCGGCAGTCTTCTCCCTGATAGTCTGAGCCTTGTTCCAGAACTCCATACTGGTGCCGGGGCTTAGTACATCCGTAGCAGATAGCTCAATCACGCGGTTGCGGATACGCTGCATCGTCTGCTCCTGCTCTTCTGGGGACTGCCCCTCCAGAGACTGAATTGCATCTGAGATTTCAAAGCGAGCCCGAGTCTCAATCTGAGCCCCAGCACGCTTAAATTCCTGATACAAGGCAGCATTAACGTCTACAGAGTTAACACCAAGCTCTTTAGTTGCCATTTCCTGCAACTGGTTGATGATTAGAGGGTCCTGAGTCTGCTGCGCTACACTGACCAGATACTGCTTGGCCCGGTCCAATTTCTTGGACTTATCCAGGTGCTCAGCTGCCAGGATACTATCCAATCCTGTCTTAATTGACATCTGTGCAGCAGCACCCTGCCCAGCATCCAGGCGCTGATAGAACTCATCAACGGAGGAGCTGAGCCCATGGTCCAGCGCACGGTCTGCTTGTACTACCGCAAACTCTGCGCGACCCTTCTGGAAGGCCGTATAGTTCGCTAAGCTGGTTGCACGGAGCTGCTGCAGTATCGCTGTAGCGGACTGTTTGGACATATCCGGAAGATACATACCGAGCTTGTCAGACATAGCTTGAACATGCTCTTGCTCCTGCTGGTGGAATTCCTCATCAGTCAGTCCAGCCTCAGCTGCCTTCTTAGCGCGAGCAATACTATCCGTACGCCACTTAGCTAGAGAATCGTAGGCCGCAGCAGATACATAACCATCCTGGTAGGCTTCTCGTACAAATAGATTCTGCTTCTGTACTGCCTCATCTTTAGAGGCCATTGCATCTACTGCACCCTGGGCATCCATAGCACCTCGCACAGTGGCCGCTGCTGCATTTTCTTTTACTGCTGCATCAAACCCTATACCAAAGTCCTGGACGAAGCCAGAAAGTGCTGCAAGGCGGTTTGCTTTGGATGGGTCTACTGCTACATCCCCGACGGTAGAGGGTAAGTTAACCTCGTTGGCCTGCAATTGCACGCCGCCGATACTTAGACCCTGTCGGTTGGGTTGAATTACAGGCATTTACTTCCCCTTAGTTTACCAAGTGTGTACTTTACTGCTGCCTTTACTGCCCCACAGGTCATACAAGAATGAATTATCCGCTGTAGGTTCCGAGGAGGTGTCAGTACTATCGGGAGTGCTCTTGGATAGTTCATTCCCTATGTATTGCCCGAGCAGCTGCCCACCAAAGCCCAAGGCGGCATTAAACATCTTGTCGTATCCGCTCTCCAGGTCCATATTGGCTAATCCGCTATCCACGGCCTTATCCACCATCATTCGGTAGCCCTCTTCCTGAGTGGCCTGCTGGGACCTGATTCCGGATACCTGACGATCTGCCACTGTATTCACGGTTGCTACGGCATCCTTAACAGACGCCCCCATAGTACCGGACGCAGCAGCTTGCAGGCCTACCTGACTCTGCGCTTGCAGCTTCTGCTGTTGAACGTTGAACAGGGCAACCTCAGTCCGATCCCTGGACTGAGCACGTTGCAGCGCAATATCGTTAAGCTGCTTCGCTGTCTGCTGAATTACTGCTTTGTTACGTGCTTTGGCAACCTCAATCTGCGCCCCAGCACCAAGCAGTTTAGAGCCTGCTAAGGCGGCGACTGCCCACCACATATTAAATCCTCCGTCTGCGTTGGTTGTAGCGCAGGATATAAGAGATATCCAGCACATTCAGCTCCTGAGAGCCTTTTGTATACAAAGTGATTTCGGTAGTGTCCGCGTTAGTACGGCACGGTACTGTGATGGTAGCCAAGTCCATACGCAAGGTCTGCCCCAGCGTCAGCTCCTTGGAGTTCATCAAGATACCTGTGAGTTCTCCACTCCAATCAACATCCCGGGGCGTATCCGTTACATGCACATCAAAGTGCCCAGAGTTACGTACTGCTACATCCAGACGCAGTAAGCGCACGTGCCCACTACCAACTAGCTTATCATTCTGATCCCGAAGTACTGGGGTAGTCAGAGTGAATGCGCTATTGTACCTGCGACCCAGGATATACTGCCCATCAGGAACACCCCGCACTACACTGAGCTTGTTTGTACCTGCAATATCCTTGAGACCCACCTCAGTAGGCCCCATGGGGCTATTGGCTGGATACGTAAGGATTAAGTCCTCCTTGTATGTATCTGCCCAACCAACCGGACGCAGCACTGCTGGCACATCTAGCACCCCTCCGCTTACGGTAACTTGCGTCTGCAAGTCCGAGTAGGCGTTCGTGTACTCCATGCCGAGGTTGTATCCCTCGCGTGGGTCCATAGACAGAATCAGGAGTTTATTGCCAGGGCTTGGCCCTTGTAAGTACAGGAACACCTCATCTTCGAGCGCCTGCACGCTCAGGATATTATACGGGAATGTCCACTGGTGCCAGGCTGCTTGCACCTTACCACCATCCTGTCCACCCCACATGAACTCATATACCAGCAGACCCTTGCGCTGTCCGGACATACGCACAAACGCCATATTAGTGACACTGGAGTTTTGCATCTGCAGCACCCTCCCAGGGATATACCGAGGGAGGTGCACAGTCGCATCCTGCGTAGTATATTGTGAGGCAGTATACGGGGATGGGATAAGCTCCAGAATACCCGCGTAGCTGTTGTTGCGCTTGTTCGGGTAAATCACAGTCTGCCCAGCCATTACTGGCGTTACTCGGCTGTCACATTCGTAGGTGCTAGTGATGCTAATACTGGCGTTGGTTGGAGTAAGCACTACTGACCCAGGCACCACGGCCTGCATACTGTTCGCAAACAGAACCAAGTCTCGGTTGAATTGTATAGCAGTACGGTACACGGAATCCTGGGCAGATGCCGAGCTAATGCTGATACGGTCCGTATCCAGCAGCGAAGTTACTGTAGAGCGATAGAATCGCTGATACAGCCCAGAGGCTGACATATCCACTACACTACCACTAAGCAGCACCAGACGGCCCTGGAATGCTGCTATACCTGTAATGTAGCCATTCTCAATAAACCCAGGATCCTGATTGTTTTCGTCGTTCCCAGCAAGACGCCCCTCCCATTCACGGGCAATGATGTTATCATCTGATGCCAGCTCCCTGGGCATGTTAGTAATTTTGGAGATGCTACCATAGGCCCCAACTTCAGACCAGGTGCGGGAATTATAGTCGAACTGATACCACGCTGTCTCAGCTGAAGCTGTACCCACTTGACACATCGTGCCGTGAGCCTGTGCTGGTAGCTGTGCAGGGAGATCCTGTTCTTGATGAACCCTACTCTGCCCAGATGCCACGGCGTAGGTGTCTCCAGCAGACGTACTAACTACGAGATTAGGCAGCCCGGATATATACATATATCCCTCGAAACGGCTTATACTTCCACCAGCCGCCGTAATAGCTGAGCCTATACCCCGACCATTAGGATCCCCGTCGATTAAGGCCCTAACTACATACGACGCGGAAACCCACTCTGCGGATTCGCTGTGACTTGCGTCAGGGGCATTGTAATAACCTGATACGGAACCACCTGTCCAGGATACAGTAACCTCCCAGCGCTTCTGGAAGGCCACTGTCTTGATGTAGAAGAATCCCGTGGTGCTCGGGTCAATTCGACCGGTGTTGTCCACGGTCGCATTTGGGGCCATCTCCGTATTCAGGATGTAGGTCAACCCAGCAATACTCGCAGTCTGGATAGAGGTCTGCCCTACCGTTGTTACGAAGTACGGGTCGTTCCCGCTGTTTACAATGGATTTGCCATCCTTGGACAATAGCCACCAATTACCGTTACTGGTGTTAATCAGCAGGTGCCTACCGTCGGAACCACGCTCAACGTATTCTGTATACAGGGAGTCTAGGTCCGGATTGTCGATACTACTCTCCCATACAATCTCTGCTGGGGGTCGTCTACGTATTCCGGATACCGGGTCACTGAGCATGTTCAGTTGCGCCCCAAGTTGCCCAGGTTGGCGCTCTCTTGGAATCTGCTGGGACACACCCTGGAGCAAACTCTGAATGGTGCCTTCTAATGATTGCGCCATAACCTCTCCTTAAATCATAAAGCGTGCACGACGAATACGACGTGCGAATCTGGTCTTGCTGGTACTGTACTTCTGGTTACGCAGATGCTCTCGCAACACCAAGGACTTGTACCGCTCTGCCTCTGCAGCGTAGTTGGCGTAGTTACCGTCACTTCCGAGGTCATTCAGGTACACCTGCGCAGCAGTGTAGTTTGCAATCCACATGGCGGCATGCTCCGGAAGATCCTCAAAGTTAAGGTCCAGTACCACCTTAATCTTAACAGGGGAATCGAAGTACTCGTCCTGCTCGACCAGGTTGTAAAGGTTTCCATCACGTACACCATACTTATTGTCGGAGCACGCATCATACACTGCTAGCTGGTTCCACGGAATTTTAATAAAACCATCAGTTGTAGGGGTAACCTCCCGCTCAACCACATTGAACCAGTAACCGGTACTGAGCAATCCTCGGCGATTACGCGCGAGCGCAGAACGTGCTAATCCCGCACTAAGGTTTGAAGTATTGATATCCATAACGCGAGATTCCCCTAGGGCTTCCAGCGTCAAATTAATGGCGTCTAACTCTCTCATATTTGTTCCTCTATTAAAGACCCCTAGGACCCTTAAGACAGGGACAAAAAAAAAAGCCCCCGGCACCCGAAGGCACCAGGGGCGCATATTACTCTTTAGTTTCTGTACCCGTCGCTGCATCAGCTACTGCATCAACAGCTTTGCGGGTACGCTTAGTAGCTTTACGGCCAGATTCTACCGAACCTACTTGAATGTGCTTCGCTACATCAGAGGCGGCCTTTACCGCCTCACGTTGAGCAGCGTTGGCCTGGAGAGTCTCCAGACCGAACACGGCGATTACTGCCATTTAACCTCCAATCAGACTTTGGTGGTGAAAGTGAACTTAGTCACTGCCGCTGTATCCGGACGGCGCAGACCGATGTTGTACATCGCGTAGCAGTCCAGAACGTTGTTGAACTCGCGCTGGTCATCCCAGATACGAGAAGTGAACGGCTTAGCCTCTACCGTCACCAGGGTCTTGGACTTGCTGAAAGTTACCATGCGGCACTTCGCATCATCCGCGGTAACGGTGTAAGCCGAACCCAGCGGGTGCGTACCAGCTTCGGTCGGGAACTCAGTGCACTCTACTACCGGCACACCGTTCATTTTCACAACTCGGCGATTCTTATAGCCATCGTCGTTAGTTGCGCCGAACTCGAGATTTAACAGCTTCGGATGCTCCAGCAGTCGGGAGTAGGTATCCACGTCCACCAGAGTAATCATATCCATCAGCGGGGTCTTACGCTTGATGAGTTCATCGATACCAGCCTTGTGAGCCAGGTTGATGTTCATGGCGTTGGCTTCCATCTCAGCCTGAGTCAGCTGCTTATCCGGAGTGTTACCCGCTACGAGGATAGAGGCACCTACTTCGATACCGTCGTTGAACGCAGGCTTCAGGTGCGCTGGTGCAACCCAGGAACGGCCCTTGATGAGCTGAATCAGGTGCGCCTGGTCGAAGGTCTCCGCGAATTCGGAACCGTTGTTCTGGCCCATCTCAGAGAGGAAGTCCGGACCAGTCCAGTCGTCCTGGTAGTCGATTGGGTTACGGATGTACAGCACCGTATCCACTACGATAATCATCTTATCGTTACGGACCGGAGTGCTATCCAGCGCTTCACCAGAACGACGACCCTTCACCGCAGAGGTATTCAGGCGGTCGATACGGTAGGTGTTAGAGCCGCTGATAGAGCGCTGGCTAGAGAGGCCTAGGAACAGCGCCTGGTACTGGAAGCGAGTGTCCACTTCGTTCTGGTACACTTCCAGGTGAATATCTACGTCGGACGCCGCGCCGCCCCAATGTGGACGAGTGTCACCAGCTTTATAAATAGTATCTGCCATGTATTACTTTCCTTTTAAATAATATTAAAGACCTACGCGTTTACCGGCTTCACGGCGTGCGAGTAAATCGTGATAACGTTGACTGAACTGCTGGGATTCCAAGCTTCGGTTCCCTGCCTCCTGACGCAGTTTAGCATACTCTACTTTGAAGTCCGCAGCGGACAAGGCATTGTTGCCAGGGACACCACGTACCAATGGATTTGAGGTCTTGATAAGACCCATATCACGGCAGTAACCTGCCACCAACTCCGCTGCCTGTTTAAGCTCACCAGAATCAGCCAGGACACGTGCAGCCTTACGCAGAGGCTCTGGGGCCTTGGAATTAAACAGCTGCGCTGCTACCTCCCAATTCTCCTTCCCGCCTACGAGGTCATACGCTTCCTGTACAGCCTTAGTGGCTTGTCCCACCTGGTCTTCAAGATACGCCTTAGCCAGCAGCTCTGCATACGCAGCGTGCTCACCGAAGCGCTCTTTGATGAAGGCCGTATCGATTAGGTTAGGGTCCTGATACTCCAGGGCCTTACTAAGTGCCCGCACCATATCAGAGTCAGTTAACCCAGAGACTTTCTGCAACATAGCTACACCGGCGTCAATCGTCGGGTTGCCTGTTTGAGCCAGCTCCTGGGGCTGCTCTTTGGTGCTTTCACCACCCTTGTCATTAAGGGCCGCTTTTAGGGCTTCGATATCCAGAGGAATCTGTGCTGGGGCTACTGCTGGAGCTACAGCAGGTGCAGGGGAATCTTTGCCCTGTTGCTGCTGCATAGAGATCTGCGCATCCTGCACACCCTGATTATTTGGGGCGTTAAGAGGAGCGCCCAGGCCCGGAATCTTAGGGCCGCCTTGGTTCTCTACCTGGGTAGTTGTTACGTTAGTTTGAGTGGTTTCTACGCCGTCCATTTATACCTCTGTTGTTAGCCCGGTAACAGGCCTAATTGTTGTCCCGCTACGGTAGGATCCGCTGCCTGGAGATCTTGTACCTGCGACTGTGCTTGTGCTGCTGATGCCGCCGCTGCATTATCTTGAACTTGCTGCTTCTCTTGCAGTTGCTCTTCTGTGAGCATGAACGGTCCGCTTACGATACCGTATGCATCCAAGTACCAATCTACGCATGCATCCTCATTAAAGCGAGGAGTAAGCTGTTTGAGCACAGGAATAGCCAGCTGCATAGCCTGGGTAGCTTCTAGCAGTTTATCTGCTGCTGCTGCTTTAGCTAGTGCTGCAGTACCTACCATCACGTTGATATCCACTACGCCCTCGGTGAGATACACCTTGAACTTAGGATATGCCACGATAGTATACAGGTACGCGAGCTTACGCAGCCAGGAGTCACTGAGGATGCTGAATCCACCACCCATAGCGTACTCTGCCTCTTTAGCATTCTGACGAATCTCATAAGCAGTTACACGCTCACCCTGTCGAGCATTACCAGTGTACATAAACGCACGAGCCAGTTTCTGCTCAAGCATCTGAATGTCGCTAGCAATCCACTGAATCTTTTGAGCTGCACCACCCTCGTAAGCTGTTACAGGGGACTTGGTGTTACCATTACTACCACCACCACCAACCTGTACTGCCTCACCGGTCTCGGCTTGAGAGAACTCATCAACGTCTAAGCCGGAACTAGCATCAACCATAGGAATAAGGCGAGAAGCCTCAATCTCGTAGTTGGTCAACGCTTCGGTCAGCACAGACAGTCGCGCAAAGTCACCCGCATAGTCTTCCACCAGGCCGCGTCCGTAGTGCTCACCGTTAACCAGGTTCCACACCAATACGTTATACGGAAGTTCCAGCTCAGGGTAGGTGCTGCTCTCGCCTAGGCGACGGCCATCAACTTCTTGATACACCTCATAGCTTACTGCTTCTTCTCCATTTGGAAGGTGCTTAATCTTACGACAAGCGGCAGTGTAGATATCAATGTCGCTGTATGGGTCTCGACCATTGTAGTGTGCTTTTTGAATGTCTTCTGGGAGGTCCTGGATGCTGGCGCGCTCTTTGATAATGAGTCGCAGCACGTTCCCGCTACCATCCCTTCGAACGGTAAAGTTACGGACCGAGTAGATAATGGATTTCCCGGTTCTTTCATCGATATACTCCAATGCGTTCCCGGTGATAAGCAGCAACTTCACAGCTTGAAGCTTCGCAGCGTATCCGTCCTTCTCAAATACCTTCTGAGAGGCGGTGTTCTCTACCTCGGATAAGCGGGATTCCGCAGTGCTAGAACTTCCCAGACTACTAATAAAGTTGTCAAGGGCTGCACTCTTAGAGAACCGAAAGAAGCTAGTACCTTGCGGGAATAATGCACCTACAATTTTAGTCGCTGCTGTATTGACCAGCTGAGCACCTGTACTCTGATAGTCTCGACTAAGCTGCATACGCCGCCCATCAGTATAGAGCTCTCGGGTAAAGATTGTAGGTAGCGTCCACTCAGCAAACTTCTCTGACGCATCCAGTACGCCAGCATCCTGGTCTCCCAGGAACAGTTCCGCTAATGTCTTTTTATAGTCCAAGCTTCCTCCTTACAGGCCCAGGGGGTTGCTCTGCCCTGCCTGTCGCCGTTTCTTCTGCTCAGACGTAATTGCATCTGCAGATGCAGAGGCCGCCCCGGAGGGGTTGATCTCAGCAATATTGTCAGCTGCACTGTTCGCCTCTAAGGCTGCCTGCTGTTTTGCTGCCTCGGCCTGCTGCTCAGCCATGCGCTGCTGTTGTTCTAATCCTTCGTTATCAGTAAGGCCAAGCATATCCGTGGCCTTACCTAACAGTTTACCTAATCCACCGCTCATGCTGACCTCACTAAATGGTAAGTTGTTTTGTAAGTATTATCCGATGTATTGCGACTAATAGCGATGCGCCCAGCTCGCATACACTTAGCGATTGCTTGCAGACCCTTCATAACTACAAGCATTGCCTCACTATTTCCTGGTTTCAATACGAAGAAGTCTGTGTACAACACAGGCTCTACGTAATGGCAGTCCTCTACAGCTTCTGGGTAGTAACTGACAGCACCTACTAAGTCGCCCCGGGAGTCATAGACTCCTAGTATATACTGTTTACCTAGTATACTTTTTAGTACTCTCCAATAGTGTTGCTCTGGAGCCAGGCCCCGACTAATGCCGTGGCCCAGTTCATGCAGTCGCTTCACTGCGTCTGTAATGTCGTCAGACTTATACAGAACCCTGAGAGTGTAGTCGGAAGTTTTACTAGTGTGTTTTAACTTCATTCCTACTCCTGTAACATTAAATTTTAGTAGGGTTCCCAAACCGGTATACCTGCCTTTCTGCACAGTTCAACCATACCAGCGGTCCCCCTTCCTCCAGGAAAGGCAACACAGTATTCAGGAAAGGCCAGGGATATCATGGCTGCGTTCCTACGTATACCCGCAGATTTACCTTGTGCATCCCACAGTGCGGGCATACGCAGAACAAATACACCAGATTCCAGGGCCCACCTATCTGCCAGTGCATCCGCCCCTCTGGCATTTCCATGTATCACTACAGATGGCTTGTTTGGCAGCATATCCATTGCGGTTTTTAGTGCTAGGTAGTCTGAGTAATCACGCCCACCAGTTACCAGTACTCTCATACGATTCCCTCAACAAAAGAAGAATGGAGATTCCAGCACTTGTCGGATGTCCAAAGTACCGATTGCAGGCATCTCTAAATCTGTGAGGTCTGCCCCTGCTTCGGCAGCTGCCCGGGTAATATCTCCAAGCAGATCGTGCTCCTCGTACAACTTCACAAACTGTTCACGGATATGTCGGTGCAGGGCATCTACATCAGCCGCATGAGTAGCCATTGAGTCGTGAATCGGGACAATATCCAGACCCTCTGCAGCACAGAGCACCATCATGAGGTGTGTGCTATCTAGGCTATGCACAAAGTTCGGAGCAATACCGGAGGCAGCCTTGCGCTTATTACAGGTCTTAAAGTCACGGTTGTGCACCAGCACGGCAGACAAGTTCATGCAGTCAATACGTACACGCACCTCCTCTCGTTGAGAGTACCGGTTCATCACTAGCCCACCTAGCGGGGTCTTCCACTGCAGATGCTGACTAGCAGGTACACGCCTAGCGAGGTTCTGCAGATACCCCATAGCTGCTGCTGCTGCCGGGTTAGCTTCCTCAATAGCGCTACGCATTCTAGGGGCAAGGTAGCAGGATAAGTTCCAGAGACTGTGCGTGTCTGTTCCTTCATACCCCTCTTCACAAGCACCTGCAAAGATGTAGTCGCTGCAGCTGCGCACCGTGGCGCTGTAGAAGTAGGTCATGCTAGGACGCTTGGTCATGCTTCGAGTGATTTTGTTCTCTCTCCAGTACGTGCTCTGGATAACGAAATCCTCTTTGTCCAGGTCCAGTATCACCTTCTCGTCCGTACGGCGCTTCACGTCCATATACAGGTCCGCTTTCTTGTCGTTACCCTCCCAGTACAAGTTAGTCAGGCGCCCGCCTACAGGGTCTCTCAGGAGCGCTGAGAGGTGCTGCCCACCTGAGTTTGTAGCATCCATAGCAACTGGGATTCGGCTAATATACTCTTCTGGGCATCCAGAACGTACAGCATTAACCAAGTCGATAGCGGCTGCCAGGAAGCACCAAGGGCTGTCGGCGGAGGTAAAAGCAGGGCAATCAAAAGGAGAATCCGCGAGCTGCTCAATCTCTGCAAAGTTTGCATCAACCCAAGCTGCACGGTCTTCGAATAGGGTTTTGTCATAACCAAAGCAGGTAGCGACGTGCACTTTAAGCCAGAATAACCCTCTCTCTCCCAGAGGTTTACCTCGTCCGAATTCAAGAAGTGCCTTCTGCAGATCAGAACCTTGGGGGTGCAGTGAGGACTTGAAGTACAGCCGGTATCGCCAATCCACACAGGTTGGGAAGTACAGGGCTTTCTCATCTTTGAATTCCTCTGCCATCTCTAGCGTGGTCAATAGGCTACGTAGTTGCGACACACGCTTACGGTCAGCGCTGTACCAAAGAGACATACGCGTCTTCCACTCTCCGAAGCGGTCGAGTTCCTCCTCGGTGTAATTCTCTTTTGGTACACCATCTAAGTACCACTCAGGTTTCGGCTCTGGCACTGAGCGCGGCATACCTACACCAATACCTAAGGCCCGTGCTTCTTGTACCAGTTCCAGTATTCGCTTATTAATGCGATAAGGAGTTTCCTGCGCCTTATTCAGTGCCTTCTTGATACCGTCCGCAGACTTAAATGCTTCCGCTACTTCACGCAGTCTGGCGCGGTCAATGTGTGAGTTGTGGTACGTCCCACGGTTATCGATTGGGGTGAGGTATCCACCATCCCACAGTGTAGTATGTTGCACCGGCGGCACCAGCATCGGAGGCTTCATAGTTACAGTGTCAGCAGATTCCACTAACTGCTGAAATGCTTCCATAACATTATCTGCGGGATAGAGCATACTCAAGTTCCCGCTACCAGTCTTCCATTGGAACAGCCCTGTCTCAAACACTGCGGAACACAGCAGACGTCCCACAGAAATATTCTGAGCGTTGGTCCAAGGCTCATGCCCATAGTGCACGTTCTCAGCACTGGCGCGGAGCGTACGCAGAATGTGCGTAGGCGACTTAGTACGGCGCTCAGTGAGGTATTCATATACCCGGTCCATATACGCTGGGGCAACATTACGCAGTTGTAGGGCCAGCAGCTCTGACTGTACATTCCTACCCAGAGCGGACATCACTGCCTGTGCTGTCTGGCGGCGACTGGCGGACTCACCAGGGGCAACACTGAACGCCTCAAACATTGTGCACAGGCTCAGAGTAGTTAGGACATCCAAGGGGACTAAGCGTAGGAATCGGCGGTACTTTCCACCGATACCCGGGGCTTTGACATTACGCATTTCCTCAATGGCTGCAGAGGCCACGTCGTACGCAGAGGTTAGCATGCGCTGAGCCATAGGCAGGTTCATAATCCCGCCGTTTTGCAGAGCATCGGTAATCAATTTGCGAGCACGTTCAATGCCGCGAATCTTGTAGGTCTCTTCAAGCTCCAACTGACGTTCCACCAGCGCTTCATCTGGTACTACAACCGTATTCAGGGCGCTAATCATAGGCGCTTAATCTCCTTGGTTATGTCCGGTATTTCTAATTACTGGTTTCGACTTAACCAGAGATTGTACATCTCCAGGTAGTCATTAGCGGAGCTTTCATCACCCCGCTCTATTGCTGCTTGCCACATCCGGTGGCACCACTCACTTGGAAGCATCTTCTCGCTGCTCTAATTCCAGAATAAACAAGGCGCAACACGCGGCGTGCGCTAGATGCGGAAGCCCGCTCTCGGTATCCGTTAACTCCCCATTAGCATGCGCCGTTAGGTGGCGCAGAAGCGCGGCTTTGTACCGAGACCGCCCCTCCTCAACAGTGTGCCAGCTATGTGCTGCATACTTCTGAGCTCCGAATGTAAGTACATCACTAATGCGGAGCAACGCATTAGGGCACCCATCCAGTAGCAGATCCATACGAGGTTTGCCTGCGTCATACTTCATACCAGTACCTACTGCGCTCATACTAACTCCTCCACCCCATGAGATTTTAAATCGGTCCGATGTTCCGCCACGCCGTAGTCACATACAGCGTAAGTAGTGATACCCAGTCGGCGGAAATGCTCAATCACTGCAGGACTATCGTCCCAAGCTGCTACGATATTCTCTAACCCTACCTGGTTGCGCAGGAACTCCTCTTTGATAATGATGTCCTTTCGGTTGTCGCTGTGTGACCGCATAACCAGCTTGTGGTACATAACGAAGTTCCGCTCCAGCCAGGCCTCTGTTTCGGCTCTTACTATATCCGAGCGCCCCGTCAAGATAATAACTCGCAATCCTGCTCGCACCATGCTGTTACACACGTCGATAGTGTCCTGGAATGGAGGGTCATCCTTAGAGGCTCGGTTGAACTCGTTCCAACTATCGGTCAGATGCAAATCCACAGTGGGTAGCAAGTGCAAGCGATGCTTACCATCAGCTAGTGTGCCATCCAAATCAAAGATTGCTGTCTTCACTTAATAGTCTCCCGAGCTTTGCGTCGTGCTCTAGCCTTACGGGCCTTGAGCTTCTGTGCCTGTGCCAGTTCTTCCGGCGTCTTGTGCGTATAGTATAGCATATCCGTAGGTTCGCGGTCTAGGTAATCGGCGACCCTACGTAGAGATTCAGCAATAGCCCTAGAAGATTGCATGCTACCAACAATCCAGCGCCCAGCGGCAGATGCCACTTTGCCTTCCCCTCCATTGCACGAGCGATGAAGAGCACCCCGAATACGCCCAGTAATATGATCGTGGTCAACGACAACAGAATCACCAGTTACCCCCTTGATTGTGAAGTCCAAAGGTTTTCCACAAAGGAGGCATATGCCCCCCTGGTCTTGGGCAAGCTTAATAGCCACGGAGCGAATTTGTGCCCGTGTAATCTTTCTTAGGGCCATACTTCAATCTCCCCCACTACATCCAGCATAGCATTGTCGTGAATGAGAGAATCCAAATGCTCAACTGTTCTTCGATGTGTTTTGGGTGCTCGTTCACGCAACGCGTCCAGAATAGTTTCCAGTTCATCATGTTTCCCCTCATAGTATAACTCAATCGCCCGCAGGCTCATTTCCTTCGCAGACATCTTCGCCATTGTCTGGGTGCTCCTGTATCCACTGTATGTGCTGTTTATGGTACTCGTGCAGCGACTGCACCCAGTCACGTAGACTGGGAGTAGTCAACAGTGACATCAGATACTGATAGGCAGAATCTGATTGGGAGCGTCGCAGGAACAGGCATTCAGCCTCTGCGAGTACATCTTGGTTGTTTCTAGCATAAGCCGCTACAACGAACTCTGCGGCGTCTTGCTCTGAGGTAATAGGGTAGATAGCATCAAAGGCCGTTCGCTTGCCACAGGGCTTCCCATCAAGCAACGTGATGCCTTTGACGTTATCTGCGTCGTCTCCTGCTAGCATCTGCCACCAGAAGAACTTCAAGCCGTGTGCTCGTACAGGCATAGCCTGGGTGTCATCCCACTTAATCCATCCGAAGGGATCCTCCAGTGCAGGCCACACTGTACCGGTTGGGATATCAAACCGGGCCATAGGACTGAGCCAGGAATCTTTATCCTGTGACATCAGGATACCGCGCTCACCGAAGGCGTATGAATCCATTACGAACAGGTCATCCGCCTCGAAGAAGTCACTGCTAACCACCTGGATACCTTGCTCAGAATACTGGTCCGGGTTATCAATCAGGTGCCGCTTCAAAGGGGCCTTCAGTGGTAGCTCCTGCCGGTTAGCTCGCTGCCCCTGGTAGGGCTTAGCCGTAGGCAGGTGCCAGCGCAAGCACTTAGCACAGCCCGTAGGCGTTAGATACGCCACTGCTTCTGAGCAACCGACCAGGAACATATCCTCAAGCAGCAGCTGATAGAAGCGGCGTATCGCGGTATCTAGCCGTTTCACTGTAGCAGCGGCTTTGTACACGCAAAAGTCCGCATCATACAGCAGAATCTTCCCAGAGTTCTGCGGAGCTAACTGCTCTGGGAGCTGGGATAAGTCAACCCCGTTGATAATCATTAGCGCCCCGTAATATCGCGGGCCTTCTTATCGGCCCAGTTAACCCAACGTTCAGCCCACTTCGCCTTTGTGAGTTTATCACACAGATAGCAGAGCCCCGCCAAGGGGATTAGTGGGAGAATCAAAACTACGTAAATCGCACGCTGTAAGTATAGCATCAGCACGACTCCAACTCAGACAGCACCAGCACGGTACCAAGCATGTCCCCGATTACTTCCGGCGTACGCAGGCTCTGGTCTACATCGTAGATACAGGAACCAATCTCCGCCAACCCGATACTGAGAGTACCTACGATGCGGATAACTGCCAGATCGTCCCCCTTCAACTTATCGGCATGTGCCGCCAGGTCGTTGTGTTCCTTGAAGGCGGTAGCGGCCAGCTCCAGATCCATACCGTATAGGGCAGCCAGTTTATCCAGCGCATCATAGAGTGTGCCCAACTCATCACCATCTACAACATAATCATGCGCCGAGTCGTATACCACTGAAGCTACAGCTTTAGCCAGATTCTTGTATGCATCTAATACTTTATCCATCAATCATACCCCCAGAAAGTTTACTACTTCATCACGCTTAGCGCGCAGTTTATCAGCCTGTTCAGCGCACTTAGCCGCTTCAGCTTTGCTGCGTTTGGAGTCTTCTACTCGTGCCTCGGATTGTGCCGCCAGGCGCACCGCATCATCTGCAAACTTAATCGACAACTGCTCATTCAGTTGTGCCTTAGCGTCAGCACGTTTAGCTTCTGCTGTATAAGCTACACTTAGGAGTTTGGTGAGAATCTTGATGATATTCATAGGCTTCCTCTAAGGCCCCAGGCGGGGCCGTATTAGTTAGTAATAGGGTTGCTTAGGCTTGCGGTGCAGCAGGCGCTACAGGAGCCGCTGGAGCCACTGGCGCTGCCGGTGCTACAGGGGCGCTTGGTGCTGTTGGTGCTACTGGAGCACTCGGTGCCGCTGGCGCAGTGGGCGCAGCCGGGGCCTGCATAGACTGAGGGCTCGGAACCGAACCAGCGTTCAGCATAATATCCAGGGCACTGCCCGGGAAGTCTACAGCCTTGTACATATCCTCCTGAATCCAGTTCTTGCTCTTACCGTCGTCCTTGGTCCCCTCAATATATAAGCTATCCCAGGTTTCCTTGGTCGGGTTGTTCCACAAGAACAGCTTAATCTCGGAAGCATCCAGCTCAGGCATTTTAATCGGCTCACCGGTATTCGGGTCGAACTTCGGAATCGGACGGATTGCCGCGAGGTCTACAATGTTAGACTTCTTACCTGCTGCGCTGGTGTGCTCATCCAGCGGGAACACAAACGCCTGTCCCAGTCGCTGCGCAGCGTGCTTAATGCTGCCATCGTAGTTGAGCTTGTCGAAGAACTTCTTGAAGCCCGCGCGCTCAAAGTTGCTGATGGTCATCGGATATGGACGAATACGCTTAACCTCACCGTTCGGGCCGTACACCACAATCCCGATGCGAACGTTCGGCGCGGCAGGCTTACCGGTAGGCTTACCACCTTTAGTCGGCAGGCGCTTACCAATTTCCACGTACTCAGTAAAGTAACCGTAGTACTCACCCTTCGGCAGAAGCACATCCTCATACGCACCACCCTGGGCGGTCTCAGTCATATCAACTTCTTGAGTTTCAATCGCAGCAGCAACCAGGGAGTTCAGAGTGTCCAGTGCATTCATAGTCATATAATTACGTCCTCGTTTAGTTCAAGTAATATTTACGTGCAGATGCAGGGCTTAGAGTTTTGAAGCGACGGCGGCGGCAACGAACACCAGGATTATAGCCAGCGCAGCAGGGCCCCAGAACGGGAGCAGCACCCACAGCCAAGACCAGGTGATAACTCCGGTCAGTTTCAAGGTTACAAAGATAAGGCCCAGTACAGAACAGATTCCCATTTTCATAATCACCTCTACGTTATTTAGAACGGCCAACCCAACGACCATCGTCGTCGAGCAGCATCGGAATTAGCTGCGGACAACCCTCTGTGATTACCAGTACGCCTAGGATTGGTTTCTTACGGGCTAACCTACCGTATGCAAAGGCCAGACTCTTACGGTCAATCAAGCAGCCTGCATACGCGCCAAAATATAGTGCCGTCGAAGACGCTGCATACTGAACTTCGAACCGCCCATGCTCGTGACCGAGAACCAGTGAAGTGCGCTCATGGGACGCATTAAGCATGAAGTCACCTGATACTTGATGCTGGAAGCGGACAGGTCCCAGCGGTGTATTAAGTACCCAAGCATCGGCCCACGACCATGCCGGAGCACCGTGCTCAGGGAACAAGATATCGCGGTACTTCTTAATAAATTGCACCGGCAAACCGTGAGCCTTGGCGCGACGATACACCAGACTCCCGTGATTGGAATCGCATACGAGAAGATTCGGGAAGAGTTCATGCAGCTGCTCCAGTACTAACTTAGCCTTCTCCAGTTCCACCCCGGCGCTATCCAGGTTCGGGTTGCTTTCGTGGAATGAAATAGCGTGGCCGTCAGTCTCATCCCCAACTTGTACAACCATATCCGGGCAGTAAGTGTCTCGGACAGACTCTAAGAAGTCCATAGCGTCTACGTGGGTGTAAGGGGCATGCAGATCCCCTACCACTAAGATGCGGTGACACACCTCCGGGACGAAGGTTTTACCTAGGTCATCAGTCGGACTTGGCTGTATAAGCTTTAATGCCTCCTTCATATGTGACACAGCCTTGCCCTTGCTACCACCGTGATCTAGGAATATGCTGCGCCAATACTTAACCATCTGACGATATACTACTGGCTCACTTAACCCAGCCAGCTTATTATAGGCAGCTGCAGCATCCACGTTAGAGCTATACTTGCTCAGGATGTCTACATGTTGTTCTTTGGTGAACAGCTTTATTGTGTTTAACTTAGGCATTCCAGCTCCTGTTACTTATTACGTCACTGATTACGTGTACACCTACACCATACTTATTGGCGAAGTATTGTCGCACACCTTTCTTGTAAGGGATATAGTTATTTCTAATATCCTGCACAGCATCCCAAGATAGCTTCGCTTTTGGGTTTCTCTCTCCACGCACATCCGGGTTCCTTCCACGTTCCGCACGGTCTCTCATATTATCTAAATGTGTCCCCAGCACGAGGTGTTCTGGATTAATACATCTAGGATTATCACAGGTATGCCTAACAGATAAGCCAGCTATAACATCTAAGCTTAGCCCGTTATGTTCTGCATACACCACCCTGTGTAGCAGTTCTAAGCGCTTGGTTGGTTTGTACCAAGCCCTACGATAGCCATTCTTATTAAGGCATTTAGTATACCCGTGGTCAATACACATCGACATTTGGTATCCTCTTATGTTGTTCCTACTCGTATCACATTAATTCTCGGTAAATCACAGAATCAAGCCAGAGTCAACAAATAATTTTATTTAATTATCTGCTTGACCCCAGCTAATTCTCGTGTTACCCTAACCCCCTACACCGCCCAAGGGTCCACCTATCATCACTCCGCGATGAGCTTGTACTCTCCAGCGAAGAAGGTGATGCCGTCCCCAGGCTTCTCTGAATTATTGTCTGGATTCATTAACTCCACCTCCCAGAATTCGGGGTCATAAGATATCACACGATGCTGAGTGCCTGGTGCAAAGTAATCACGATGTCTAGGTTCTAAGGGTTCCGGCCCAAGTCCCAGTATCTCCACAATACTACCCGGTTTAATAGTCATTCTACTTTCTCCTTACTGTACATGCTTGTACCCATTTCAGCTTCCGCTGGGAACGGGACTTCGCCAATGATGCCGTAGTTAGGCCAGAGCTGGTGAATACGCTTAGGTGCATCCTCCATACACTGCTTAACTAACAGGCTCGCTTCTCTGCCTACTTCCGGATTAGCACTATCCAGATACAATGCATCGTGCACGTTCGTAATCAAGCACACCTGATTATTGAACCAATCCCGTGCCAGCATTGCACGCAGAACCATACCAGCTGCTACCGCCATCAGGAAGAATGCCTCACCCTGACACCAGTAGTTAGCCATCTCAGTTTCTTTGTAGTCCATCACCTTTTGTTTGCGCTGGCCAGGGACTACTTCCTTCCACTGCTCCTTCTGGCGGAAACTGTACCGTGCACCAGCTGGGCTGGTCCAGGTGCCAATGCGGTAGATGCGGTAGCTGCCATCATCCGCTTGCTCCCGGTAAATGCGCCCAGCCGCCCCGGTGCGCTCTACCTCCTCCTTTACTACCGCCCGGAATCCGATGGTGTCTGGGAACAGCTTCGCCTCGTTATCCAGGAACGACTGCGCATACTCCACTGTACAGCCTGTAGCAAACGCAATCCCTTTAGCCGTAGCCCCGTACTGTGCAGCAAAGCTCGGAGGCTTAATGTCCGTACGCTGCTGCTTCCAGTATTTGTAGTCCGGCCCATCTGCGTTGTGGCAGAGGTCGTACATCTCTTCGTAGGTTTTGCCCTCCTTGAACGCTAGGCGGTAGCAGTGCATATCCGTGCCGTTCTGCAGCAAACCCAACAGCTTCCTGTCTCCGGTGTGAACACAAGACATAACCACTTCCAGGGCAGAGTAGTCAACCTCAGTGATACGACCGGATTCACCGAAACGGGAAGTGAACATCTGTTTTACTTTACTAGTTCCATCTCGCGGGAGATTCTGGAGGTTTGGGTTAGAGCCAGATAGTCTCCCGGTAACAGTAGCACAGGTGTTGAGGCGGTGGTGGATAACACCCGAACCATCAAGGTTCTGAGGTATAACATATTGGAGCATGCCTGAGGTCTTTTTAATTGACCCATCTTCGTTATACTCCGTTCGTAGATAGTAAGTTCCTGTATCCTTTTCCAGAGCGCCGAGTTCGTTCACCAATCGACAGAACTCAAATCCATGACGTGCTAGGGCTTCCATTGCATCTGTGCTGGTGCTGTAGATTGGTGTCCCATCCTGCAAGCACCGAGCTTGCCTGAACTCCCCACGCTCAGCGTATTTCTCTCGGAGCACCTCTGGGAGTTCTTGGATGTTAACTAGGCCTGGACAGAAGTAGAGGTCGTCCTCCCACTTGAGTTTCTCCTCTTCAGTGTCCACTCGGAACACTTTTGGTAGGCCCTTGTTCTTCCCTGCTTTGTAGGTTACATAATTGTGTGGTCCAGATACGTCGGTGCTATCACAAGGTACGAATGTTCCGTCAGTGCCCTGCACCAGGTACGCATCACACTTAACGTACTGTGGAGGGTCGTATGGTACTTTCTTGCGATACTTGATAGGGCCACCGTATACCAGTGCAGACATATGGAAGTCCGAGCCGAAGTTGAAATCCAGTGTCTCCGGCAAGTCCTTCGGGATGTATTGTTGCAGCTCCTTCTTAATCTCCAGGATACGCTGCTCCTGCTCCTCTTGGTTCTTGCGAGCAATGGGCATATTCACGAACAGACCGAACCATTCGCAGTAGGCCCAGGCCAGTAAGGCATCCATGCGCTCCCACACATACTGCATCTGATTACGCTGGGCGAACGTAGCGCACTGGCCGTAGAAGCACAGGGCCGTGTTCGGTATATCCCCATTCACTAGGTAGTCATGCAATAGCATAGGATCAATCTGGGAGGTTAATACACCTTGATCCCAGAGAATCTTAACCCCATCTACTTTGTGCGTACCGCCGTACTTAGGAGCCGTCTCGTCCAGTGACGGATACATGCTCTGAAAGTCCGAGGCGATGTATTCTCCGTGCATCGTGCAGAACACCCTGCCGCCGCGCTTGAGGAAGGCCTCAAACTGCTGCCGCTGGTACGTGAGAAACCAAGAAATCTCATAGGCTGCGTTGTGCGCAACAATAAGCCAGCAATCTTCTGGGATATGAAACCACCGGCAGCCTTCTGCTGCACTGTTTCCCGCCAAGAAATCAGCTCTTGAATTGAAGCGCACCGATTGAGTCGCACCAACAGTGGTAGTACCGTCAGCCTGTGTCGTGTCGATACGCCATGCTGACTCAACAACATAGTTGTCAGGGCAGTATGGGCTTGCTTTAGAGCCATAATATTCATGGTTCTCTGTCTCCAAGTCGATGTGCATTATGCTGGTTGTCATACTACACGCATCTCCCCTACGTAAAAGTCTTCGTGCGGAACGTTGTAGTGTTTGCGGCTATCATTCAACCAATACGCAGCAAGCTCCGCGTGGTATCGGTCTTTGAAACACCCCAACACCTCCTCGCCGTAATCCTCATAGTCCCAGCTATAGCTATACATCAGCATGTATATCTTCATTTCCATTTAGCCCTCCGAGCCTTGTTAATTGCCAAGTGCACAATCAGCTGGCTGCTATCCAGTGCGAACCGTTTACGGAAAGTACCTGCAGATGCAGCGTACGCCTTGATTACCTCATCGTCGAGATAGTTAATGTCTAGTGGTTTAAGCATGGTAGCCTCCTATGTACCTACATAGCGCCCTCTAGGAAGGCGCTAGGGAAGTCACCTGTTAATCTGCCCTTCGTTAAAGCGGCACCTACCTGGGTCGAATGCCACCTCGAATTGCAGGAGCGATTCTTTACCAGATAGTGCCATCTTATTCTTCGGCGTACTGATACCACGAATGTTTTGCATATGCGGCTGCTCATTCCTGTCCAAGCACCCCATCATAATCGCCAAATCCAAAGCACCTTGTACACCAATCTTACTCTGTTTCATTGCCGTGAGCGGAGGGAACAGTAGGTTGTAACCTTCGAGTGAAAGCTGCATAGTACCGATAACGGCACAGTCATTCTCACACCCCAAGATACGCAGCTCCTGCCACTTCGCTTCTAGATTCTGGTGCTCACTCTCCATAGTACCACCACGGATGTTCGCCACCATATCAATGATGATTACCGCTGGGCGCATCTCCTCCATGAGCGTAGAGATTTGAGCCATCGTAAGGGAGTGCGCTGCCTTGATACGGATGCGGTCTGCCCTACCTACTTTCTCCAGATAGGCTGGCACAAACTCTTGCTTACTGTGCCTGTCCTTAATCTCAGCCAGAGTCCAATGCAGCGCCGCTTGGTATACCCTCGGCACAGTACGCGTCGCCGGGCCTTCATTAACCAGCCATAGAATCGGACGATCCCCGTACACTTCCGGTTGCTGCTGCATCTGCTTAGCGAAGTCCACAGCAATAGCAGCGAGTAGGCTAGTTTTACCAGAATCAACAGGGGCAGCCACAGCAATACAATCACCACCACGAAGCCCACGGATGCTATTAGAGAGTTGCTCAAACACACCCAGCTTAAGACCGCCACTTTCATCAGTCGCGGCAAGTATCTCATCAACACTTCCGCTCTCCCATTCCAGTAGCGAATCATGAACAGCAGCACCATCACCGTACTTGCGCTGGAGGTGCTTCATCTCCAGCAGGTAATCAACTTCCTCCCCGTCTTGGTAGCGCTGCGTGAGCGCTGCGACCTCTCCACTGTACGCCAGCTCGTTCAGGGTCTGGACAATCCCCACCACAGAATCCTGCGGCACGGCTTGTACTCCCCGCATAAGCTCGTCCATGATTACCCTCTCTTCCCGGGATAAGTGTCCGGCCCGGAGATTGAGCATGCTCTGCATTGCATCCCACTGCACCTCCTGGTGCTCTGGGTACGTGTTCCAGTACAGCCCTACCCAGTCAAGTAGGTTCGAGGTATCAGGGGCGAGCATGCTCTTGGGTATCTGCTCTCGCAGTCGGTTCCAGACCTTCTGCGTGCACATTGCCTTGACTACTATTAGGTCCAATTATACAATCTCCACTCTGATAGTTCTGTTTGGGCCACCAACTTCATGAACATAGTGACGGAAGTATTCTAACTGCAGTCGCCGCTTTGCATCTTCCAGTGCTTGGTGGTACTGTACCAGCTTACGCTCCTCCTGCTTGCTACGGCAGTATCCACACTTAAGGTCGTGCCAGGAGCGATAACCTTTTCCACAGTCACAAACATGGCTAATTAATTGTACGCCCATTAAACCTCCACTTTGTAGATGGCACTCTTTCTAGCATGCGCTCGACACAGGCTCTCTGCCTCATGAAGGTTGGGGTACGTGTTAATACCTACCCCACGCCCGGATCTGCACAGTTGCCACCAGCGCACCGGAAACCACCAGAACTTAACCTGCGCCTCAAATCCTGCGTAGTTGTCCTGCACTACTCTGTACTTATTCTTAAACATTCAAAGCCTCTAGTATCTCTTTGATTTCTGCGTCCTTCGGGTCCGCAGCGAAGTAGTGTTCTCGGCATTGCATGAACGGGCGCAGCGCTTTGCGTGCCGCTGCTACCCCAGCATGCCCTGCCAGGTCATTGTCCAGCATTAGAATCACTTCCGGGCGATTCTGAATCAGCCAGGCCCTTAGCTGCGTGGGCAAGCGTGTACCCAGCATAGCTATAGCCTGCACGTTCAACGCACTGTAGCTCGTAACTGCGTGCTGTATCTTCCGGGCTGAGAGTAAGTCCTCGGTGAGCACGACCTTTAGAGGTGCGGCCGCAGCTACAGCCGGTGCTACGGCAGGTGCCGCGACAGCGAAAGCTATTGGCTGGCCGTACATTACCCACTTCGGTTGCTGCCGGGCATGAACAGCACGGCCCAGTACAGCACCCCCGACACAGAATAGTATCCGCTGTTTCTCGTTGCTCCACTCTGCATCCTCCACCATTTCAGGCATGATTCCTTTTGAAGCAAGGAATCCGTAAATAAAACTCTGCGTTTCCGCAGGCGCTTGGCTAATGCAAATTGCATCTGCAGGTGCAGAGGGCTGCACCCTCGGCTCTTCCTGTAACTGTATGCGCTGGTACTGCTTGCGCTCCTTGCCTACCTGTTTGCAGCGGTGGCAATAGTATTCCCAGGCATCCGGGTTATTGTAGAGCACCCCGGCGGCGTCCCTGCCGCAGCACCGAAAGCGTGCCCTCTGCCCCACGGCCAGGCGCTTGCACGCTCTAAGCCAGGGTTGGTCCATTACTTTAATCTCATAGTTGTGGCATATGCGAAGTTAGGTTGCCGGAGAATCATGGGCTCACTCAACAGCACCGGGGCCCCGTCGTGTAGGTAAAATATATCCCCGCTAGGAGATTTTATGGCCCAGTAACTTGTTGTGCCCCAGGTAAATGGGACAGCCGTCCTGATAGTGTTGGGTACGGTGTTGTAATTTATAGTACTAGACATGTGCTTTCCCCTTGCGTTTGATATCCATAGCCATGCGACGAAGGTCGTGTGCTAATTGCAGGGCTGCGTCGGGACTCATATTAATACCGATCTCCCGCTCCGCCCGGGTGCTGTTCTTTCTAGGAACTACTCCGATGTAGAGTAGGTTCTCATCAGTCCAACTGCATCTTTCTAGGACTAGCCGCTGATCGTTGCCGTGGTCGCGCTTGGAGTTCATGTAAGCCACACTAGCTGGAACCGGTGGCAGCTCGTCGTCAGGCTCTTGGTACAGTTTGAAGTTAGGTGCATACCACGGGCAACAGTCATAGTCGATAGTAAAGTTATCCAACTGCAGCCAGTGGCCGCTTGAGGTCATAGCTGTAACTGTGTAGTAATCAAAATCCCCTTGGTGCTTCTTAAACGGCGAGCGGTCGTCGGGTGATTTGCGTACTACTTTATCACCAATTTTAAACTTAGACATAATCAACCCTCCACAATATTATCGTATCCACCCCAGTCCTCTACAACTCGGGTGCCTAGTTCAATCAGTTCTTCTTTGAAGCCATAATCAGAATACACCATGATGTATTCCGCCGCCCTTGCTGGGTTATCTAGCACCCAGCTAATCAGTTGCTGCTTAGAAAGTTGTGACACCTCCTTAAACGCTGCTAGTAAATGCGGATCTTCCGCAGGGGGAACATCCAGGGGCATCGTTAGGGGATGCGTATAGGCAGATAACCACGTATCCGGTTCCACTACTTTAGGATCACGCTCAATCGGCAGGTGCTTGAATGTACCTGGACTGAGTACGTGCTCCAGTACGCTGCCAAGAATGCTAAGGTCCAGCACCTCATCCGGAGTATGCTCGTGCATGTACCCTACACCTACGTTAGTGCATTCCGGGATAATCTGCATGAACTCAGCGGAGTCCGTGTATACCCCTTTCTGTAAGTGCGCATCCGTTCGTCCTAATCGGGCCGCCAGCTCCTTTGCAAACGTATCAGAACAGCAACGTTGGTATCGTTGATGCGTAATGATCCCATCCCCACGGCGGTCAAAGCTAATCATTGCCTTGACCCCAGTCCAGAAGCCAGTATCATCTTTTGCGGATGCACTGCTACCCTCACAGCCTACTTCTTCATCCACGAAGAAGCAGTAGCGTCCATGTACTCCCTGCCTAATCATCTCCAGCATCAAGTAGATACCAGCACCACAGTCTGCACCTAGACAGTCCGCCACCTGTGGATTCCGCAGGAACATTACACCCTTGTTAGTGATTGCAATGTCTGGCGCAGCGCTACCAGGCCGGGCCACTGTATCCAGATGTGAAGTAAACGCTACATCACTCTGTTCAGAGCCGCCAATAAGCACAAAGTAGTTACCATGAGCGTCTCTTACATAGTGCTCTGCACCAGCAAGAGCGCTACTAAGTAGCGGCTCAAACCATTTGGTACTACCCCAGCTAGGTCGGTGCGTTGTTAGTATCTTTGTTAGTAGTTTAAGGTCAACACCATACATTAAGCTGCCTCCTGTTCTGCTTTAGCTTCTTTGTCTTCTTCGGCTTCTTCATTACCGAGGTAGGGCTCATCCAATACGGACGCAGCATACTCCGTGAGAATCATACCGTGCACGGGGTGCTCTTCGGCATGCACACTCAGAACATTGTACCCTTGTACGCACACCATTGGCTCTTCATCATGCACTGTACCCTCTACAGCACAATGTTCTACGTCCCGGTCAAGTACCCAAGAGTCGTGGTAGTCAGACCATGAGCAATCCCATGATGGGTACACTACGCTGCGGCCCACTACCTGTACGTAAGTATCACCGATGCAGTGCGGGCATACATAACCACCGTCACAAGCTACGTACATGTCATCCTCGTCGAAGCGTCCCCCGCACTCTACACAAGCGCTGCGACCATCATCAATCCAAATGTACCCATCAGCGTCCTGCGCTTCGTAGTCGTAACAGTCGCAGATACAGAATGCATCCCCGCCCAATTCATCCACCCCGTCTTGGTTCCCATCCAAGTACGGCATAAGCACGGCACCGTCATGCTCTGGGTGCGGGATACGCGCCAGCGTTGCACCATCTAAGCAGTCTGTATCTAGCTCATACCCATTAGCACGTAGAATGGCGTCCGCAGCATCCCCGTATGCACGGACGTATTCATTGGTTTCGATGTTAACGATAGCGCGGGCGTGCACTTTAAAATCATCGCCAAAAAGTTCACCAGTATACTGGATGAACAAGCGCAGCCCATTATCCGGCAAGCCGTGACTAGTCGTGGCATATACACGCACCGGGCTAGCCTCGAAGTCGTATCCGGTCATGCAGCTACGAGGACCATTCTCGTATGCGTAGTACCACTCCCGTTCGGTCTTACAAAGATATGTAGTAGGCTCCACGTTCATAGCTTTGAGGTCTTCAATACATTCCCGGAAGTCTACACCGCCTCCGTAATAATTAGCGAGCAACTTGCCTGCCCGCATCTCTACACAGCGATACTCAGTAACAGCGGCGTAGTCTTTGTGTAATCGCGGCTGCCCCAGCATTACTACAGGCTCACCGTTGCGGAAGCCAAAACCTAGAGGGATTGCAAATCTAGACACTACAAATCCGTGCAACTGCATAAGCAAGGTTGCTGCCCAAGAGTCCCCATCATACACACTGTACCCACGAAGGTATTTGGCCCGGAGGGAGTGAGTAGGTGCTAGCATAATCTCTTCGAACAACTCTATAGCCTGTTTGTGCACCTTGTATCCGGTAAAGTATTGGACCGCTTCTACTACACGCTCTGTAACTACATCAGGGCCATCATAGAAGGTTCTGCTAGATAAACCGAATGCTTGGTCGCAGGTACCTGCACAGTCAAAGAGCTTATACAGGAGAGTGTCACTAATATCAACCGTGCCCAGCGGCCCAACATACCCACCCAAATCCTCTCCTGCAGCTGTAAAGTTGCCGAGTGCTACAATATACCCCGGCAGCACCCTTGAAAACATATAAAAGCCATTCAAAAGCGCACGGGTTTTGTTACTTTGCACGCGCGCACGGCCTTGAGTTGATAGGCAGGGAAGTTGGCACCAGTAATCCCCGGAAGAGTACATACTATCCTTCAGTGGGAGAGCATTGGCCCCTTCTGGAAATTTGATGGTCCAACTCTCATAGGCAGGTACTTTTACGTCTACGGTTACTTTGTTAGTCTCTTGCATTTTCTTTGTCTCCGGTGTTAATAGTATCTCATCATGTATTAAAAGTTCAGCGCGCATACCACGCAGAGAGCTGTCGCTGCTTATAGTATGAGCGCACAGCCGCCCTAAATCTTGTATACGCTCCACGATACCCATACCGTAGCAGTGCTGCGACCACATCGAACGCAATGTGCTCTTGCAATCTGCGCGCGGCAGACTCTGTATACTCTCGATAGGTTGTGAGAACAGTGCCAGTACCCTCTTTTCTAACGCGGAGTAATCGACGCTCAACTGGTACGATTTGCTTGAGTTCATTAGGAACCTCTTTGAATGTTTCCCAAGTGCAGCCGCACTTGCCTTGTGTTTCCAGCAAGCGCCAACACAGTAGCGCTGTTTCGTCTACTGTGAGCATATTTAATCCTTGAATACTACGTTGCGGGCCACGAGGGTAATCCCACTACCAGCTACTACATCGCCAACTGTGGCATGTGCCTGCATCCACCCACCATACACTTTGAGGTATAACTCGGCGGGTTTGTGCAGCGCGTTATGCAGTTGCACTCGGTACAGTACCCCGTACTGACTCTTGTACAAGTCATACTTAACTAGTTCATTCATATTACACCTCGCACATTAAAACGTTGACAGTAACCGCGCAGGGTCATACCCAGCCGCTTTGCTTGTTTCTCATAGTGCTGGCGCAGCGCTGCTTTTGCGGTGTACTCCCGCGCCAGTCCGTCGATTGTTGGTTGCTGCTTACGCATCAGCAGCACCTCAGGATTCTTTCCGTACATCTTTACCTCAAATATCGTTGTTGCTTACACCGTCCACGGTCAGAGTTACAGCGATGTTGGGTTCTTGCTCTCGCACCGCCTTAAGTAGGCGAATACCTAACGCCTTGCAACCTCCCTCTGGATTCTCAAAGAGGTCATACTCAGGGCGCGGTTGCTGCTCTTGATGCTGCCCTTGTTGAACGTGTACAGTGCAATAGGGCACTGGGTTATTCACGTCGTTGCCTAGCACCAGCATGGCGCTGGTAACAATGATGTTGACAATACTAGTCATAAAGTTGTCTCCAGTCGGTAACAATACCAAGATTCACGGCGTCCAGCAAAGTACGCGCCGCCATTTCGGTGCAAGTATCTACGAGATCTAAAGGGGATTCCTGATTGGTGTCGCGGTCAGAGAATATCATTACAGTGTAGTTGTACTCTGTATGCACTTGATTGCACCATATGGGCCAGAGTACATGCCCCGGATAGATTAGCTTTGCTTTCATTTGAAACCTCGTTGTTAACGGTATTCACATAGCGCCCCGCAGGACGCTATAGGCTTACCATTATACGTATTCTCCCAATCCCTCATAGTGCCACCTGTTATGGCGGCCTCGGGTTGGCACATCAAAGGCGTCAGAGTCGTTAGCTGCCGGAATCAGTGCTCACCACTTGATAGCTTGAATCTTATAAATCATGCCGCTACCTTCAAAGTTGCATCCAGCACAGCGCGTACATCCACGCCCTGACTGATAAGCATAGATACCAAATCAGAGTCGCTCACCCCAGTTTCTTTAGCCTTCTTGATAGCGTTTTTAACGCGCCCCAGAGCTTGCAGACGCACTGCATCGGCATCAAGGGCATCATTCTTCACCTGCTCTGCTTCGGCGTTGTACAGGGCCATACAAGCGCTATAGAAGCTGGCCACAATCACTTCACGGCCTTGCTTGTCAGCTTGTTTATAGTCCAAACGCATAGTGTCCAGTTCAATGCCCAGCTTTTCAGCCGACGCATAGCACTTTTTAGCGTGGAATTCGTACTTGCCCGATTCCTTGTTGAACTTGATAGGCAGCAGTGTACGCAGCACCATATCGAAATCGGCGGCATCACTGCGCTGCATATCCGTCGCCCAAGAAACGTTGCTACTAATCAGGCCGTGGAACAGAGCGCTGATAGTAATATTGCGTTTTGCTTCCACTACATCGCCCAGCGCCTTGCGAATGCTGCCAGCAGCGGTTAATTTGAATACTCTACCAGTTGAATGAGTCATGATGCACCTCTTTGATTGGTTGTTTAGGTAATTACTTCACATAGCACCCCATAGGATGCTATAGGCTGTAATTAGCGTCCGAACTGCCCAGCAGTATACCAGCCTTGTGGCACCTTGCTACTTCCCCTTGTTTTGGTCTTACCGCGTACATTCGTACTAAACGTCGCAGATTGCTTCATCCGCATATACCCAGCACGATTCAGCGCATCCCGGCGTTTTCTCAATTCAGGACCGGATAACTTCTCGAGTCCAGCGAACTGTTGTGCTAACTTCTCACGATATTTCATTGTGTACCTCCTCAAAGTTAATGATTAACGCCCTAGCAGTATTTAGCAGGACGCTAATTCTTAACCTTGTTGCCCACTGCACTACCGTGGAACCTGTGGTTCAGGTCTCGGCGCTATTCTTTTAAGGGGCAGCGCCTCAGCGCCCCAGCCGTTTGTCATCTCGGCCCTTGATGTTACTTCTGAACTGCACTGATTATCTAGGATTGGTCGTCATCGTACCAGTCAAGGTACTGGGCCTCCCCGCAAATCAGCTTACTACGCCTTGCTTGCTTACTAAGTTACTGCTTATCGCTCAGCTTGTCAATCACTTTCTTTCGTTCGGTCATCCGGTGCTTCATACGCCACCGGCAGCTACTGCGTGGGCTTTCCCTCCCTCCCGAACTACTTTGATTTGTTTACCGTGTCCGCATACTCCGGTAAACGGTGCTTTCCCTAGCGGGTATCCGGCAGGCTTCGCGGTTCCTATCCGTTCCCCCTTTGGCGCGTCCTTGTATCACTCCCCGCCGTGTCGCGCCTTCCGTTGCGCCTCCTCCGTATTGCTTGGATTCAATCTAGCCTATGTTCTTCGCGGTGTCAACCCTTTTTGTTGAGTATATAACCCTTCACACTATCTAGCCTTAATCCGGCGGAGTCTCCCGACTCTGCCCCGTTCAGCGCCTCAGCGCCTCCCGGTGATTGAACTATAGCGCCAATAAACCAAAGGAAGCAAGCACTTTTTTAAACTTTTTATCACTAGGAGCAAAAAGGGTAAGCAGGGCAATGATTTAGCCAATGCCTCCATTCTAGGGATAGCTCTAGGGATAGCCCAATACTAGCCAATACTAACTAATACCATTTAACGCTACACAAAGCAGAGCGCAGTGACGTAACGGGAGTGGAGTCACGGAGCGATGCGGTGACTGTGTAGGTAATGCTTACTCCCTACGGTCGTAATATAGGGCATTACTAGGGGATACTAGTGAATAGTAGTAAGTAGTATGTATCTAGTGCCCTAAAACCCTCCTACTCGTGTAACATCATTTCTAAATAGCTTTCGAATGAAAGTAAGGGGAAAGGGATAGCTCTAGGGATAGCAAAGGATAACGCTAGGTGGCGGATAGTGGAAGTGCGCCCTAGTGGGGAGCGCGCAGCGTAGCATATAATCGGCACAATGTAAAGCACTAGAGATAACCCTAGAGATAGCTCTAGAGATAGCATATAGACGCACTAGCAGCGCACTGGGCGGCCCACTCGGCACATACTATGGCCCACTACTGGCCCACTGGGCGGCCCGCTAGAGGTCCGCAAAATAAGCAAGGCAGAGCGCACCTCTACGCCCCACAGAGAGCACGCAGAGATAACCCTAGTGCCCCTCAGTGCCTCCCTAGTGCCTCTACGAGAGGCGCATAGTGATAGGCATAGGGTTACCCTAGTGATAGCCATTAAGGCGCGCAGGGAGCTTCTGCGGCCCTCCTAGAGCGCCCTCAGCTGGCCATCTAGACGTCTAGACGGCCCCCCCCCCCCCTCCTTTATACGCTAGGCACCCCCTATGGGGGGCAATTGGGCG